TTTGTTTGAAGCAAACAATGTTTTGTTAGCGCAAACAATTGATAGTTATATGTCTGTAAATGATAAAACTAGTTATAAAGAACAGGCTTATAATCTAGGATTAAATAATTTTGCACCAACAATACTTAAGAATAAGTACCTAGAACTTATTTCTCAAATTTAGTTTTTTGATTAAATTTATCTTTAAGTATTTTATTAAATATATTATTAAAGGAACTATCTGCACTAGACAAATAGGTATGACTATCTATGTTTAAATTATAAGACTTAAGAACTAAGGGTCCGCTAGTGTAAACCTTTACATCCTGCATCTCTGTACCACCAACCTCAAACTTATTTCCGTATATAGATCTCCACAAAAATTGATCAAGAAGTTCTAAAACTGTTTTTAACTTTTCTTTTTCCATAATCATGGGGACATGAAGTTCATAGTCTAGTGGATTTTCAAAGCCTAACGCTTTAAGTTTTTTATATGTACCTGAAAGTTTTCTGGTGTATTGAGAATTGCCATTTAGTTTTTGATATAAATTTATTTTATTTAATAGGTAACCACCATGAAAGTTTTCTATTTTTTCTATTTTTTTAATAATATAAAAGTCATCATTCATCAAAACAAATGACTCTGATATCTGATCTGAGGCAGAAATTATTTTTAGATTTTCTACAGCATTTTTATATTTTGACTCTCTTTGTTCTACCTTTATGTAGTTGCCTACATACCAATCAGGCTTACCGCCAACAACCCATATATTTGATTCTGGAAAACTTTCAACAACAGATCTAATAGAATACTTTAACTCTTCGTTAATGCCTTCTTTACAAATATATACAAAGTCCATAGTTCCCTAGTTATAAAAAATAAAGAGGGCAAGGTTTTAGGTTTGCCCCCTTCATTAAAAACAAACTACTTTTTCTTAGCAGCCTTTTTTGCTGGAGCCTTCTTAGCAGGTACAATCTTGCTAAGTGCATCTGAAACGGCACCTGTATCTGGCAGTACGCCAAACGCTTTGTCGTTAGGATTGAGTGCTCTCAATGCAACGGGCGCTAGAGCAGCAACTAGTGCAGCCCAGAGATCTTTTGGATCTGTCACGCCAGCCATGTAAAGCGCAATTGCTGCACCAAGTACGGACCGTCCATACGATGCTAACAATGCCTTTGTCTTATCATTTAGTAAGTTATTCATTATTCCTCCTAGGATATGAATTGATTTATTACTGAAAAGCCAATCCACAAACCAATAATTCCTGCGATTCCCGCAAAAACTGGTGGCGCTGGGACTGGCAATTTGAATGCAGCAAATATAACGCCACATCCAAAACCTGTTAATACTGATAAAATTATGTCTCTCATATTATTTCTTACCTACCGCTGGTGGTAATAAAGATAAAAGTTTATCCGAATAATTGTCCAGACCTTTACTTTTAAGTTCTTCTGAAACTTCTTTAATTGTTTTTTGAGATTGTTCAATATACTCAAAAGCCCAATCTCTTGAGTCTGAAAGGAATTTAATGAAATTTTCTTTATGTATTGATTCATCTGAAGTATTTTCATTATTTTTAATTTGAAGTGATATTTCTTCTAACGCTTTGTTTTTTATAAAAAGTTCTGCAAGTAAAAGGTTTGACGATTTTAATTTATACAGTACTGACCAGTAAGCAAGGGCAAAAGAAAAAGACAGGGTAGCAAAAAATATAACAAACATCATTTCCATAATAACTATTGTACTCTATCTCTAATGGCATGAGTTGCCCAATAATATAAACATTTATTACAGCAAGGTTTATTATGTTTGCTCTTAGTGTCCATATAAAACTCAGCATAATAAATGTGATCTTTACGATAAAGGTTGGTTCTATGAGTGATATTAACACGATTTACATGAGATGCCTCGCTCCATACTGGCTTATTAGTACCCCAAATCTGGCCACAAACAGCCTCTAGAGCCTCTATATTAGACTCGTTCTTGTCTGTCCTTATACCCCTTACCTTAGCCTCTTTAATCATGACTTTAGCGTAATTGCGTAATGACCATTCAGCATTTTTCCACATCAATACGGCTGGATGATTGCGCCATGCCCCTGACGGAGATTTACCAGACAAAATCTTAAGTATTTGATAGGCTTCTAATATCTGTTTATTTAATCTTTTATTATCTAATATTTCTGCACATTGGTTATAATCTTTATAGGGTAGAAAGGTTTGCATTAATCTTCTTCTATATTAAAAACATCTAGATCCGATAATTGTTTTAAATTAGAGGCTACCCAAAGTGCCGTAGCAATAAAAAAAGATAAAAATAACAATACTAATATTTTTGTATTTTTTTTCATGTTGCTATCATTGCTCCACATCTTGTACACGCATTATAACTTTTTCCAGTAAAAGGACACGCTCCAGCAGCAACCAAGGTATGAGTTTTAATCTTACAAACAATAAGTTTAAATAGTTGATTAATCATTTAATTGCCTCTCTTGTTACTAAAACAATGGCTCCACAATCTTCTAAAGCCTTTTTAATTTTTACAACATATTGCAATGCTGATATTTTATTATCATGCCCCATATGTAAAAATCTTTTCTCATCTAATTTTACCGTAAGAAAGTGATCATTGTCAATAATCTCTATCCCAAAATTTTTTGGGGCAGGAATAGAATGAACGGCCATACGCATTTGATTTGTGTACATTTTTATTCATATTCTTTTTTTTGCCAGGCTAATTTTTTATAAGGTCTTTCAATAATAGAAAAAAATTTTATCTTTTCTTTTTTTATATAATCTTTATTATATTTTTTTATTGTTCTAAACCAATGATGTCTTTTAAAAAATGTAATTTGTGCTACTGGAGTTCCAGCCTTAATAATTCCTGTAAAATCATTTTTTATAAAAAATGGAAAATGTACTGCAAGATTATATTTATCTGTGTCAACTATCCCAGATAAGGTATGAAATGGCAAATCAAATCTATTGTGGGGGTGAGTAAATAGTGTTGAATACCCTCTTGGTGTTTTTATTGAAAAATAATTTTGCCACTTATATACAAATTTATGACAATCTGTTGGTGGCACAAGCCCATCCCATTGAAGGTTGTCATGCCAAGTTACTGGAACAAAAGTGTCACTTCTCCACATAATGTATGGAAGTCCATCTTCTTTTATTGTAACCTCAATATCTTGAGATAAATAAATCATATATCCATTTGTTATGGCATCTAAAAATGGTGAACACTTTTTATATGTTGATGTTGTCGCAAACGGATTATGTAAAATTAAAGAAGTATTTTCCATACCCTTAATTTTTTGAGAAGATTTTTTATACCATTCAGGAATATATAGTTTTGATTTTTTAATATTTATATTAAAAGATGCGTATTCTTCCATTGGAATAAATTTTACTTTTTTCATATCATTGTTCCATTGTTAAAGATTGCCAAACCAACGACCATTCTTTTTTATTTTTATGTTTTGTAAATTCTTTTGAAATTTCTCCATTTTCTAAGTATACACCACCCCAAATACCCCACTCTTTTCCTGAAATTCCATTAGCAAAACAAATTTTTTTTACTGGACAAGAGATGCAGATTGAATCTACTATTGGCCTAATTTTAATATCATCTTCATATTTATCAAAAAATAAATTATTTTCAAGACCCAAACAAGCGGCATCTTCTTTCCATAAATGCTGTTTCAAGATTAGTCCTTATACTTATTTGGTATATTCCAACCAATACGAGTAGGCTCATAAACTCTATGCAAATACCATTTATCTTTTACTCTAATCCCTAAAGGAGAAGTTCTTGCTATATCAGACTTTTTTAAATCAATAACATTCCAGCCATGCCAAAATAAATTTTTATTTTTACTTACAATTTTTTCCATTGTATTTAAACTTTTAATAATCATTTTTCTCCTAGTATCTAAAAAGACCAACTTCAATATTATTTGCTTCTGCAGTTAAAACCAACTTTGACTTTGGTTCTTTTGGACGACTTAAAAAAGCAACATAATTAACTTGATTAATATTTTCACTTAACCATGCTGGGGCAGCATTATAAAATTTAATTTTCTTACCCCTTGCTTTCATACCACGTTCTGACAAGTTACAAAACTCTGAAACAAAATTATTAATTTTTAGCGGACCTGCAGAATAAATGATAAAATCTTTATCCTCTTTTTTCATTTCAGAAAGCGCAACACTCATGGCACGTAAAAATACGCCATAATCATTAAACTCTTTTGTTCCCTGCACTGCCACTATCACTTGGTCCCACCCCTTGTTTTAAATCATCAAGTATTGATAACATTTTATCTAATTCTTTTTTTGACATATTTTCAAAATCTAATGGTTTAATTGTTTTTTCATCTACTCTGCCGTTTATGGCATTAGCAGTATAAAAAACATTATTTAATATCCAATACGCCTTACCTTGAGTTATTACTACCCTCAACATATTTTTTTGAATATGTTTTTGAGATTGCGTAATAATTTTAGGTTTATCAAACATTTTTTTTTGAAAAACATCTTTAGTTATTTCATATTTATCGCTTTGGCGATATTTGACATTTTTAAAAAATGTTATTCTATTGTTTGATATTTTAATTATAGACCATGTGGCTAAGAATGTCAAGCCTATAACTAAAAGATATTCCATTTTATTTAGATTTTTTTGTTGGCTCTTTTGTTAACCCTAAAATTGCAGAATTAAGTTTATTAATTTCAATTTGTAATTTTAATAACTCTAACTCTGTATCAGATAATTTTTGTTTATAAAATGTTATTAACTGAACAAGTTCTTGTTTTTCTAAATTTTCCACATCCCACCCTATTTTCTAATACTAAAAGCAGATCCTTGCCAAACCTTTTCTACTTTTTTCTTTTCTCTTTCAACAATAGCACGACTCCATGAAAATCCTGCATCTCCACCCCAAGCGTCCCACATAATTCTTCCATTAGAAGGAAACTCTGGACCACTAAAAAAACCTTTTCCTTTTTTATCTACTTCATGACGTGAGAAAAATGAAAACATACGTTTAACAGTGCTTAAAGACATTGCTCTACCAGCAACTATATCTGTTGCTCTACCCCAGCCTACTGGAGTTCCAGCACCTGTCGCTTTGCCATCTTCTTTCCATTTTAAAGCACGACGAGCAGCAGCCTTCATGCCAGATGTTGGTGTATATGTATCAGCCATTTTTTTTCACCTTACTTTTTTCATATGACCCACCCCAAAAAAATGATCCAATCATTAGTAAACTAATTGCCAATGAATGCCAAAAATAAAACATGCTCATTTTTTACTATCTTTCTTTTTTTGTTTTGCAATACGTTTTTCTTTAAGAGTCATTTTTGGTTCTTTCTTTTTATTTGCATTACCCTTTTGTTCTTTATTAGCCATTTGCTACCACCCTTACTTTGTTTTTACCTGGTCTATATGGACCAAGATCTGTTTTTATTCTACCGTCTTTTCTTAAACGGACTATTCTTCCATCTTTAATTTGTACTGGATTAAAACTATGATCTTTAAAGTATGATCCTGAAGATCTATTAGTCATTATTTTTAAACGGAGTTAAATCAAAAATAGATCCACCCCAACCTTCTGTGTTTTTGTTTATTGTTTCAGCATCATTAAATAGTTTAACAACTCTTGTTGGTTTTTTTACTTCTGTTGCAAAATTTTTAAACAAATATTTCTTTGTTGATCTTGGGTGTCCTTTTGGAAATAAATCTAAATCAAAAGGTTTTCTTGGAAACCTGCCACGAAGTCCTGCCATAAAAGCATTAACTCTTCCCATAGCCCACTGCTCAGCACTAGAAACACTTCCACGTACTGAGGATGGATTGCTTCTATACGCTCCAATACCACGACGATAAACTGCTTGCAATGTTCCCACACTAATTCTCTTATCGCCATCTTTCCCTTTGTTGTATGCTTCAACTAATTCTCTTAGTTTTGATTCAGATGCTTTTTGCATAATTTCTTCTTCTTCATACATTTTTTCATTATCAATTGGTTCAGAGTTAATCCTCAAAGAACTAACTGGTTTTACAACACGCCTATCAGTTCGTGTTCTTTTACCTTTTTCATTTGTTGCATAAACTCTAACAACTGCTACAGGATTATTTGAAGATGCTTCTACAGTTTCATTAGTTCCAGGAAGTTTAACTTTACCAGAACGCTCTACTCTTTCTACAACTCCATGTGCAGATTCTGTTTTGTCTGGTGGT